TCTCTTACCAGTCATCACGTTTGCGTTTAACTGGCATTCAGAAAATGCATAGACCTCATAGAAAACGACCTGACCCCCAGTGATTAATACATAATGGTTGCGAAGGAGAAATGCCTGCTTTTGGCACTAAGCGGACTCCACGAGCAATGCTTGTGCTGAAGTTTTTGTTAGATGAACTTTGTTTTAGTGCCCACTAATTTTGATGATCTATACCAATCCAATGAGTTTTCACGTTAATAGAAAGCCACTTACAGCGATTTTTTTTCATCAACTGATATGCGCATTTGCATTTCGTGCGGTTAAAGCGTTGATCAAACCCACCCTGCAGTGTACTGTATTAATATACAGTTAAAGCGGCGGAGGCATTTATGAAAGTTGAATTAACCATTGATCGTATTAAAGAACTTCCTAAGGGCTCGGTCCCGGCGCTGGAAAAAGAACTATTAAAACGACTCCAGAATCAGTTCGATGAATGCAGTCTGGTTATACGCCGCGCAGGCTCAGATGGTTTGAGTGTTTACGGTGGAGAAAAGGAAGCGAAGAAAAAGGTTGAGGAAATCCTCCAGCAGACCTGGGAAAGCGCAGACGACTGGTTTTATTGAGACAGCATGCAGTAACTTTCCAGTGTGGAGGGGGGATTGGTGAAACAAAAAGAAGAATTACCGAGCAAAGGTTACGCGGTCATCAGATGCAACGATGGGGTTATCGTTGCAAGACTGCACTCATTTCCTGACGGTGAGCGTGCGCTGATGTACAGACGCGGGGATGAGGTGTCATTCATGCCGTTACAGGATGATGAGATTGTAGGAACTCCTACTCTCTTTACACAAATGTTCGCGAAGGCTGGTTATCTAATCACAAACGTGAATTCTATAAGTCTTCCCAATTAGATTTCTGATTTTGATAAATTTGAGATGCTGATGCTGATGCTGATGCTGATGCTGATGCTGATGCTGATGCTGATGCTGATGCTGGGTGGAAGTTACTGGACAACTGTCACAGGTCAAGGTGCTTTTATTTGAAGCAGATAACGTATAAAATCAGTAGAGGGTTGGGAGATAAAATGCATAAATTTTAAGCATATAATTTTTTGTTACCTTACAAAGGGTGGTTGTAAATGGATGGTAATAAGGAAGTAACTAGGTCAAAGGACTATTTTGATAATCTCACTATGTGGTCTTTCATCTATTATGTTTTAAAGGGGTTCGCAGCGAAGTTATTTAGTCATGCTGTATTTGTCATCATAATTATTCTTTTAACCATATGGGTTTGTCAGTTGTCACAGCCAGCAAAAAAAATTGATAACATTCCATCAAAGGAAGCTAAAGCAAATGAAACCAATAGTAAAACTAACTAATTCCCAAGAGATAGTGTTTTCTGGTAGTTATATCATTCCAATGTCCGAGAGTGAAATCTCATTAGATTTCAAAGATATTAATTTTTTAGTGAAATATATTTTTGAAGAAAACTCTGACGAGAAAGCTAGTGATACAAAAATTGATTTTTTAGATTGTGGGGATAATGAGGCTTTTTTTAAAGTCCTATATATCAAAAAGAAATCTAATATAGGTCTTTTGCGTAAAACTTTTAATTTGTTTCATGTTGTTACTGTTGATAAAGATGATGGCACTAAGACCAAAACTCAGTATAAAGTAAACTTTAATATAGAAAACAAAGCAGGCGTCGCATTTTTACTGCATTTTCAATTGATTAAAACTCCTGCCGTTATTCTGGAGAGCGGTGATGAGTAAAGATTACACCATGAGCGACCTTGATGATGATTTAGACGCTGACCAGCAGGGGGATGCATCCATTGACCCGAAAACAAAAAGAACAAAGATAGATAAGTTAGAACTATCAAGTACAACAAGTTCTAATGATAAAAACAATGATCGAGAAGGAGAGTATGCCAAAAATATAGGTACAGGGAATCATGCCAAGACGAATGTTATATACTATATTGTATCGACTACCCTAGTGATCTTCGGTTGTATTACCGCATCTTTGATTGTTATTCATACATACGGTTACTCTGTCGCAGATTTAGTTTCAGACATCAAAGACTTATGGATGATTTTTACGCCTATTATTACTTTGGGTCTTGGATACCTGTTTGGTGCTAATAAAAATGATGAAACAAAGATAATGAATCAATCTGAAATTGAAAAATGAGATTATAGCTTTCATTTATGAGCGTTTTATCTTAATGTACAATCATAGGCCTGAACACCCTATACCTGCTGCGCCACTGGAGAGAAACCATGGCGCTAAAATCAAACCAGAACGAATACCTACTGACCCCTCATAGGGCCAGCAATTTTCTTTTGACGTCATTCCTGCGGGGGGCGGCATGAAGAAAAGCTGGTTCACTCACACCGGGCTGACAACCGAAGAAGCCAATGAGCTGATGACCCGTTATCAGTCAAAAGGCGTTACCGTCGAAAAATGTCTCGATATTGATCCTCGCTTTTGGATAGTTAGCGCACTTCTACCGCAGCACAATACCATTCCAAAGACACAGCAAAGCATGCGTTCCCGGGCATGGGGGTAATCGTGACAGTCTACAACATCCTCCCGATGGGTAAGCCACGCATGACGCGTGCCGACAAATGGAAGAAGCGCCCTGAAGTTATGCGTTACCGGGCTTTTTGCGATCACGTCCGGTTCCTGGGCATTTGTATGCCTGAATCAAATTCACACGTTACCTTCGTTCTTCCGATGCCGAATAGCTGGAGCAAAAAGAAGCGTGCAGAGATGAACGGGCAGCCCCATCAGGGTAAACCCGATCTTGATAACCTGATGAAGTCTCTGATGGATGCGCTCTTCGAGGACGACACGCATATCTGGGATTCAAGGATAACAAAGCTCTGGGGCGAAAACGGGCAAATTATTATCAGGGAGAGCGAGTGATGCGTGCTCTTCTTCAACCTGTTATTGCGAGAGAGCTGGGTGTCGTTCTGTTGAAGCCGGGCAGAGAGCTGATGGAGTTGTTCACCGCAGGAAGAGTGCTGATCGAGCGCCAGCCAGAAAGTATGGCCGGGTATCAAACTGGTCGTGTTTCAGATGTGCGGCAGCCACTGGCTGAAAATGAGCAGCTGCGAAGCTTCTTTTTGAATAAAAAGGTACTGACTGCAGCTGGAGGCATAAGCGGGCTTGATTACTGGTTGCTGAAGTATGGTGGCGGACATTGCCAGTGTGCTCACAGTGATTACCACTATCATGAACTAACCATCATGCACCATGAGCCGGGCTCCATCCTGCTTTGTGGCTATTGCGACATTCAGTTGCGAGAGCAGCATACCGAGGCGCTGGCAGAGGTGGCACGCAGAAACGTAATTGCCTTTGTTCTGGATTCTATTCGTATCTCTCTCGGTATCGACAAAAGCCGCGAGATTTCCCTCGCTGAACTCAGCTGGTGGGCTGTTCGTAAGACTGTAACGGATGCCTTACCGGAATGTTGCGCCCGGGAAGCACTTCGTTTACCTGAAGAAAGCAGGATTGGTCGCGAAAGCGATATTACGCCTGCAGTACCGGCCACCAGCATCCTTGGGGAATTAGTGTCAGCCGTTGACCTGCCTGATGCTCTGACAGAACCGCTGGTGGGTGTGGTGGTGGATCAAGCGCCGCCTCAGTCTTTCATGCGGCGCCCAAAGCGTCTGCGCTGGGAAAGTCGCGATTATCTGAATTGGGTGAAAACGCAGCCCTGCGAATGCTGCCAGCAGCAATCAGACGACCCGCATCACTTAATCGGATGGGGGCAGGGTGGCATGGCAACAAAAGCCCACGACATCTTCTCCATTCCACTTTGCCGAAAACATCATACCGAACTGCATAACGACCGCCTGGCATTCGAGCGCAAATATGGCTCGCAGCTGGAAATGATCATTAGAGTGCTGGACCGGGCCTACGCGCTCGGCGTTCTGGCGTAAGGAGCGAACAGGATGACACCACGTCAACGCCGTAATCATATCGAAGCGCTGGGTAAAGCAGCGACTGCGCCGCGTAAAAGCTGGCTGGGTAAAAGCATGCTCCTGACCGATATTCAGGCGGCCTGGATTAAGTCATTGCTTACAACATGGGGAGAAGGTGTAAGCGGTGGAACTGCTCCACGTCTACCCCGTGCACATGCCTGCTGGGATGTCCTTAAAGGTGGGCGATGGTCGGACAGGGCATTGTCTCGCTTTACAGCTGCACTCGAACAAGCTCGGGGTGAAGGATTCAGGGGGCCGCAGGCGCTTAATCGTGCCCACGCTATCCTTTGGCCACAGCCAGCCACCAGCATCATTGATGAAGCCATGCACGATGATGACGTTGATTTTGTCGAGCAGTCAGTTCTGCAGGCGCTTGATGTAAATGACCCGGTTTATATCGTCGGTCTGCAGTACTACACCACACGCAAAAAAATCTCTGACATTACGCGGGAATTACAGTCGATCGCACCGTGGTTAACGGACTGGGAGGCGAGAAAACGTGTACGCTGGTGCCTGGAAATATTCAGGGCGAAGGTCTTTTTATCTACGCGAAAACTCTTGGCAGAACAGAGCTAGATTATTGGTTTTTTAGCTTTTCGTGCTCCATTTCAATTTATGTATTGAAAACGAGCCAGGAATTTAGATAATCCATTCATGCTTGGCAGAGCTGCGCCGCGATGGCAGCGAACTTAAGCGACAATTTGAATATAACGAGAGCCCCGCCAGTCGGGGCTTTTGCTTTACGGCGATACGACAGGGGTATTCGCAAAGGTGCATTGCACCAGTACCCCTGTCTTAGCGTCGTTGCATAATTCCATTTGAAACGTAATATTAAAGGCAAAAAGTTAATTAACCAAAATGATGGCAGCTTCAACCAAATTGATTACCCATAGAGGCATAAGTTACATAAGCACCAACGCCAAAAAGAATCAAAGAAGAAACCCCTGACAAAATTGCGATGATATTGTTAACATCGCCTCCCATCTTCCATTTGCTATCTGACCCTAATTCTGATGTTGCATAACAATATTGCGCAAGATAAGTAAACCCTGAGCAAACACCGGAACACAGAACGCCGATACAGAAAATTAAAAGTGATCCTAAGATTGATGACAACACATCTGGACTTGAATCTTTATTCCAAACATTACCTAAAAAAGCGAGTAGAGCTATTGCTGCTCCGCCATTTATAATCATAAACGCTCTGGCAGCATTTGCTCCGACAGTTATTACTGAACGAAAAGCCTCCAGGCTTGCAGCATGATTCATTTTGGCAATTTCAATTTGACTTGTATTGCTGCTCTTAAGTAATTCCATCTGAACATCATGGTCATAAACATTTTCTTGCTTTAAATTCTCGAGATACATAAGCATTTTTTCAATGTCTAAATTTTTGTATCCATCATTCTTAGTTTGTTCAATATCATCAATTATCTTATCAAGCGGGTTAACAACGGCCATATCGAAATCTCCATGCATGGGACACTGTGTGGGTAATATATCTAATTATATAGCTAATTACTTGGCTATTTCACCAAACGCCTCGACAGAACGGAGGTGGAGTATGTATCCAATGGAAAAAATTACGACGGGAATAGCATACGGAGCATCTGGAGGGGGGACTGGATACTGGTTGCTTCAGCTCCTCGATAAAGTCTCCCCATCTCAATGGGCGGCCATTGGTGTGCTCGGTAGCCTCATGTTTGGTTTGCTGACCTGGTTAACGAGTCTGTACTTCCAAATCAAAGCGGATCGCCGCAAAGCTGCGCGGGGTGAATGATGTCGAACAAAGCAAAGCTCAGCGCAGCAGTGCTGGCACTAATCGCGTCAGGTGCATCTGCTCCACTCATTTTCGACCAATTCATCAGCGAGAAAGAAGGCAATGCGCTGGTGGCCGTTGTTGATCCGGGTGGGGTCTGGTCTCTATGTCACGGCGTGACCGTTATCAATGGCAGGCGTGTTGTTAAGGGCATGACGGCCACTGAGGAACAATGCCGGAAGGTTAACGCTATTGAACGCGATAAGGCATTAGCCTGGGTTGATCGCAATATCAAAGTGCCTCTGACAGAGCCACAGAAGGTGGGTATCGCATCCTTCTGCCCGTATAACATCGGCCCCGGTAAATGCTTCCCATCGACCTTCTATAAGCGCATCAACGCAGGTGACCGCATCGGTGCATGCGAGGCAATCCGCTGGTGGATTAAAGACGGTGGGCGTGATTGTCGACTAACCAAAGGGCAGAAGAATGGCTGCTATGGGCAGGTCGAGCGGCGCGATCAGGAAAGTGCGCTGGCGTGCTGGGGGCTGGATCAATGAAAATAAATCCGGTTCTTATCGGCGTTCTCGTTATAGCTGGCCTGTCAGCCGCCCTCGTTAAGAGCTGCTCAGACGCCAGCAGCCTTCAGAGCGAAAACGACGTTCTGCGAAGTGACAACTCTTTGCAGGGGCAGGTGATCGCCTCACAAGCACTCAACTTCAATCGGTTCAATCAGGTTGCCGAACATGCCAACAGGCTTAACTCCCTGATCGACACCAGCACTGAAGAAACCGTTATCGAATACCGGGAGATTCTCCGTCGTGAAAAAACCTGTGATCTGCCTGTTCCTGCTGACATTGCTGGTGGGCTGCTCGAATACGCGCACCGTTTACGTGCCAGCGCCTTGCACACCGATACCGGCGGACCTGACGCAGCCGATGATCGTACCGCTGCCGCCAACACAATAACGTACTGCCAGGCTGTGCTCTGGATTAAACCGCTGCTGGCCGTAATTGAAAAGGGTAACAATAATTTGGAGGGCATCAGGCAGATTGAGAAGGAGCGTCAATGATACTTATCCCATCCAACGGATAATTGTTCTCTTTTTGCAGGTAGGAGAGATTATCACCAGGTGCTAGTGAGTCGCCTTTCTTATACACTCACCCAAAAAGTGAGGAATCTATGGATGAGAAAGTGATGGCTATAGCCACCCTCAATGCTGCTCGAGATGCGGCTGACTGGGCGTTTTGGTCTATGATAGGAACTTGGTTTGCTGGTGTAGCAACCTTTTTAGCAGTTCTAACTTCTCTTTATATAGCTTTTAGGGATAAAAAGTCCTTTATCGGGGGGAAGGTAAGGCTTGGACATATATTTTCTGATGTCGACGATAAATCAGTTGTAGCTATATCGGTAGTTAATCGTTCTCTTCATGCAGTTAAATTGAAATCAATTTTCTGGGAAGTTAATGGTGATTATGAATTTCAGCAGTTATTTAGAAATCCAGCATCTGATCCGCTTCCAATTCGCTTGGAACATGGCGATGAAGCTCATTATCGAATAATTCTTAACGAAGATGATGATTGGCTAAAAAGAATTGCTATGAGAATAAGTAAGGTGAATTCATCACCTGAAAGGCTACGTTGCGTTGTTGCGCTTTCTACTGGCGAGAGGGTGCGTTTAAAAATAGATAAGCGTATAAAAAGTAAGATAAAACAATTCATGTAACTACATTGAAAGGTCGCTCAAGCGGCCTTTTTTCTTATGGGTCCTCCCGGCAGGGTGGCCTACCACGGGGCGGCGCGCTCGCGGGAAACGGCTAGTTTTTCGGATCCAGGGTCATCATCATCATGTGCGCAGGTCTTTGATTTAATTAGAGGCCATTTTCGCAAGATGTCGAATCGTTCAAAAAGTGTTCACCATCATGGACCAGGAAATTGCCACTTTAAAACTCAATATCAACCAGCTGGCAGGGATAACCGGCGTACACCGTCAGACGGTTGCCGCGAGACTGAAAAATGTCGAACCTGCTCCGGGCAGCAACAGCAAGTTAAAGCTCTATCTGGTGACCGACATTCTGACCGAACTGATGATCCCTACCGTTTCGGCCAATATCGATGATATGCCCCCATCAGACAGGCTGTCCCACTGGAAAGCAGAGAACGAGAGGCTGAAGTTCGAACAGGATACGGGACAGTTAATACCCGCAGATGAAGTGGCGCGAGAATTCTCATTGATGGCGAAAGCTGTCGTCATGGTACTTGAAACCCTCCCGGATGTGCTCGAGCGCGACTGTGCTTTAACGCCTGCTGCGGTAGTTCGTGTGCAAAGCGTTATCGATGATCTACGCGACCAGATGGCGGAGAGGGTGCAGGACGCTGAAAAAGAGGAGGAAGAGCCTGAGGAGGACTGATGGCAAAGCGGGCATCCGCCAGGGACATCCGCCGCGATGTTTCCGGTATTTTACGAGCCCCGCGTCGTATGCCGGTGGCCGATGCGGTCAGTACTTATATGCGCGTGCCAATGGGGGCGGGAAACTCAGTTCCATGGGATCCGGATTTGGCACCCTATGTGATTGAGCCGATGAACTGCCTGGCATCGCGTGAATACGATGCGGTGGTGTTTGTGGGCCCGGCGCGAACGGGTAAAACCATCGGGCTGATTGACGGCTGGATTGTTTATAACATTGTCTGCGATCCGGCAGATATGCTTGTGATTCAGGTATCTGAGGAAAAAGCGCGCGAGCATTCCAAAAAACGCCTGGACCGTACTTTTCGCTGTAGCCCTGAAGTTAAAACCCGGCTAAGCCCAAGACGTAACGATAACAACGTCTACGACCGTACATTCCGCGCCGGTAACTATCTGAAGCTTGGCTGGCCATCCGTCAATATCATGTCGTCCTCGGACTATAAGAGTGTGGCGCTGACGGATTATGACCGCTTTCCGGAAGACATCGACGGGGAGGGGGATGCTTTTTCACTGGCATCGAAGCGTACCACGACATTCATGTCCTCCGGGATGACGCTGGTTGAAAGCTCGCCCGGGAGGGATATCAGAGACACAAAATGGCGGCGCTCCACGCCCCATGAAGCCCCTCCGACCACCGGAATTTTATCGCTCTATAACCGTGGTGACCGCCGTCGTCTTTACTGGCCATGCCCGCATTGCGGCGAATATTTCCAGCCGGAAATGGACAATATGACCGGGTACCGCGACAGCAGCGATCCTGTGCTTGCCAGCGAAGCGGCGTTTCTTCAGTGCCCTGCCTGTAAAGGCAGGATCACACCGGACATGAAGCGTGCGCTTAACATGAAATGTGTCTGGCTCCGGGACGGGCAAACCATCGACAGGAAAGGCCAGGTTAGCGGTGATGGCCGTCGTTCCCGTATTGCCTCCTTCTGGATGGAAGGTCCGGCAGCTGCTTACCAGACCTGGGCGCAGCTTATTTATAAGTTCCTGACCGCCGAGCAGGAATATGAATCCACGCGCAGCGAAGAAACCCTTAAGACGGTGATCAACACCGATTTCGGCAGGCCCTATTTGCCGCGGGCCAGCATGGAGCAGCGTAAAAGTGAATTGCTCGAGCAGCGTGCCGAAGAAGTCCCAAAACGTTCGGTACCGGACGGCGTGCAGTTTCTCACTGCGACCGTGGACGTGCAGGCCGGGCGCAACCGGCGCTTTGTTGTGCAGATTACGGGTTATGGAAGTATGGGTGAGCGCTGGATAGTTGACCGTTACAACATCCGGCATTCGCTGCGCTGCGACGGCAATGGGGAAAGCATTCAGGTGGACCCAGCGAGCTATCCGGAGGACTGGGATCTTTTACTCACCGACGTATTTGATAAAACGTGGCCACTCGCAACTGACCCGTCAAAGGGCATGCGGCTGATGTCGATGGCCGTGGACTCAGGGGGCGAAGATGGCGTGACGGATAATGCCTACAAGTTCTGGCGCAGATGTCGCCGTGAGGGGCTGGGTAAGCGTATCTATCTCTTCAAGGGGGACAGCGTCAGGCGTAGCAAACTTATCCAGCGAACATTTCCCGACAACACGGGCAGATCAACGCGCCGCGCACAGGCGACGGGTGATGTGCCTCTTTATCTTCTCCAGACCGATGCCCTTAAAGACCGGGTGAATAATGCGCTGTGGCGTGATTCACCCGGCCCTGGCTATGTGCATTTCCCCGCCTGGCTGGGCAGCTGGTTCTATGACGAACTGACGTATGAGGAACGCTCTAATGAAGGGAAATGGAGTAAGCCTGGCCGGGGCGCAAACGAAGCATTTGACCTGCTCGTTTATGCCGACGCGCTCGCCATTCTTAGTGGTTACGAAAAAATCAAATGGCCGTCTGCTCCTGAGTGGGCACGGCGGGAAACGTGGATCGAGGACACGCAGACGGAAGCTGGCGAAATGCCATCCCCGTCGCCTGCGCCGAAATCTAAATCAAAACCAAAACGTGAGAAGCCCGTAACCGAGCAGGCTAATCCGTGGTCTTCGTCAGGAGGTTGGGTGTGAATCCAGCAGATATTCAAAACATGATCGACCGCTACGCTGCAGCCGAGCTGTCTGTTCTGGAGGGGAAATCAATCACTTTCAACGGGCAGCAGATGACGCTCGAAAACCTGTCGGAAATCAGAAAAGGCCGTCAGGAGTGGGAGCGACGACTGGCAACGCTCAATAACAAACGCCGCGGGCGACCCGGCTACAGGCTGGCGAGGTTTGGATGAGTTTTTTAGATGATGCGATTGGCCTGTTTTCACCAGGCTGGAAAGCCTCACGTCTGCGTGCCCGCGCGGTTATTAAGGCGTATGAGGCGGTAAAGCAAACGCGTACCCACAAAGCCCAGAAGGAAAATCGTTCAGCCGATCAGCTCAGCCAGATGGGGGCGGTTTCACTGAGGCAGCAGGCACGCTGGCTGGACAACAACCACGATCTGGTGATTGGCGTTTTCGACAAGCTGGAGGAAAGGGTGGTGGGTGCGAAGGGCATCATAGTTGAACCGCATCCGATGCTGAGTAACGGGAAGATCGCTAAAAAGCTGGCCACTGATATCCGCAGAAAGTGGGGCGAATGGTCCGTAAAACCCGATGTCACAACCCAGTTTACCCGTCCCATGCTGGAGCGGCTGATGCTGCGAACGTGGCTCCGGGACGGTGAGGTATTTGCTCAGCTGGTTCGCGGTACCGGAAATGGTCTTCAGCCGGTTGCTGGCGTGCCGTTCTGGCTGGAAGCGCTTGAGCCGGACTTCGTGCCGATGAACAGCGATGCCGCCACCCAGCTCAATCAGGGCGTTTTTGTCGATAACTGGGGGCGGCCGAAAAAATATCAGGTCTATAAAAGCCTGCCAGTATCCGGGCGTCAGTTCGATACCAAAGAGATAGATGCAGAAAATATGCTTCATCTCAAATTCACACGACGCCTGCACCAGACCCGCGGAACGTCTCTTTTGTCAGGTGTTCTGATGCGTCTGAGCGCGCTGAAAGAGTACGAGGACTCGGAGCTTACTGCTGCCAGAATTGCTGCCGCACTCGGCATGTATATCAAAAAAGGCGACGGACAGAGCTTCGATTCTGACTCCGGCAGCGATGACCGCGAGCTGATGATTCAGCCCGGTATGCTCTATGACGAGCTGCAGGCCGGGGAAGAAATCGGGATGATTAAATCCGATCGCCCGAACCCTAACCTCGAGTCGTTTCGTAACGGACAGCTGCGTGCCGTGTCCGCAGGCAGTCGCCTCAGCTTTTCCAGCACTTCCAGAAACTACAACGGAACGTACAGTGCCCAGCGGCAGGAGCTTGTCGAGTCAACCGACGGATATCTGATTCTTCAGGACTGGTTCATCGGTTCAGTGACCCGGCCCATGTACCGGGCCTGGCTGAAGATGGCTATTGCTGCCGGAGAAATCAAGCTGCCGAGAGGCATCGATATGGACTCGCTTTATAACGCGGTTTATTCGGGGCCCGTTATGCCGTGGATTGATCCCGTTAAAGAAGCGAATGCCTGGAAAACGCAGATCCGCGGCGGTGCTGCTACTGAATCCGACTGGATACGTGCCAGCGGTCGCAACCCGGATGATGTTAAGTCACGCCGTAAAGCGGAGGTTGACGAGAACCGTGAACAGGGCCTGGTGTTTGACACCGACCCCGCCAATGATAAAGGAGGCACCAGTGCCGAAGCCAAAGAACCGGGCGCGCCACCGTCCGAAAGCCAGCGCAAAAAGTAATTCGTGGTTCCGCATGCAGGCCAGCAATAACAGCGAAGCCGACATTTTTATTTATGACGAAATCGGGTACTGGGGCGTAACGGCGAAACAGTTCGTCAATGATCTCCGGGCACTTGGGGACGTCACCCACATCAACCTTTATATCAACTCGCCCGGTGGTGATGTCTTCGACGGTATTGCTATTTATAACGCGCTGAAGCATCACGGCGCGGCGATTACCGTGCATATCGACGGTCTGGCGGCCTCCATGGCCTCGGTGATTGCGATGGTAGGCAATCCGGTCATCATGCCTGAAAACACGATGATGATGATCCATAAGCCCTGGGGGTTTGCTGGTGGTGACGCGAGCGATATGCGCGACTATGCGGATCTTCTCGACAAGGTTGAATCCGTTCTTATCCCGGCTTATGCGCAGAAAACCGGAAAATCCACCGAAGAAATTGCGGCAATGCTGGAGGACGAAACCTGGATGAACGGCAGCGAGTGCCTTGAACTGGGTTTTGCCGACCAGGTGACACCATCCCTTCAGGCTATGGCCTGTATTCATTCAAAACGTATTGAGGAATTTGAAAAAATGCCAAAAAGCATTCGCAACATGATCACCCCGCCGCGCAACACTACCCAGCGTGACCCGGTTATTACCCAGCCTCAGGCACCGCAGGCAAAAACAGACCCGGCACCGGATGAAAATGCGATCCGCGCGCAGGTGTTGGCTGAGCAGAAAGCCCGTGTTAACGCTATCGGCGATCTCTTTGCCATGTTCGGCAATAAGCACATGGATCTGCAGAATCAGTGTGTGGCCGACCCTGATTGTTCCGTCGATAAGGCGAAAGATTTGCTGCTGGCAGAACTCGGTAAAACGGCCACGCCGTCCAATAAAACCACCCAGCCGCATATTCATGCGGGCAACGGTAACTTCGTCGCGGATGGTATTCGCCAGGCACTGATGGCGCGTGCCGGGTTCGAAGGTCAGGAGCGGGATAACGTTTATAACGGTATGACGCTGCGCGAGTATGCGCGTATGGCCCTGACAGAAAAAGGTATCGGCGTGGCCAGCTACAACCCGATGCAGATGGTTGGCCTGGCGCTGACCCACAGCACCTCTGACTTTGGCAACATTCTGCTTGATGTTGCGAACAAAGCGCTGATTCAGGGCTGGGACGAGGCGCAGGAAACCTTCGAGCAGTGGACCAAAAAAGGCCAGCTGTCGGACTTCAAAACGGCGCATCGTGTCGGTATGGGTGGTTTCCCTTCTCTGCGACAGGTTCGCGAAGGGGCTGAGTATAAGTACATCACTACCAGTGACAAAGGCGAAACCATCGCGCTTGCCACGTATGGTGAAATCTTCTCAGTAACCCGCCAGGCGATCATCAACGACGATCTGAACCAGCTTACCGACGTACCGATGAAGATGGGGCGCGCGGCGAAAGCAACGATTGGCGATCTGGTTTACGCCATTCTGACCAAAAACCCGAAACTCTCAGACGGAAAGGCGCTGTTCCATGCCGATCACAAGAACCTGAGCTCGGGCGCAATTTCTGTGGCCAGCCTGGACGAATCGCGCAAGCTGATGCGTCTGCAGAAGGAGGGGGAGCGAACCCTGAATATCCGTCCGGCCTACATGCTGGTGCCCGTCGCCCTGGAAACTCTGGCAAATCAGACCATCAAGTCGGCCAGTGTTAAAGGTGCAGACATCAATGCCGGGATCGTTAACCCTATCCAGAACTTTGCAGAAGTCATTGCCGAACCGCGCCTGGATGAAGCTGATGCGAAAGCCTGGTATCTGGCTGCCGCGAAGGGCACCGACACCATCGAGGTCGCTTATCTCAACGGCGTCGACACGCCATACATCGATCAGCAGGAAGGCTTCACCACTGATGGTATCGCCACGAAAGTGCGTATTGATGCAGGTGTGGCGCCGCTGGACTATCGCGGCATGACCAAATCCTCTGGTCAGTAAAAAACAGTCCTGACAAACAGACGCCCGTAAGGGCTTTTTTTATACCTGAAACCAGCCCCGCAAGGGGCTGAATGGAGAAGTTATGGCTAAGAACTATGCGCAGGACGGGAAAACGATCCCTCTGGTAAACAGTGGTGCAACCGATGTTCACAGCGGCGACCCGGTTGTTGTTGGAAAACTTATCGCGGTGGCAATTACCGATATCCCGGCTGGCGATACCGGGGACGGTTTTACTGAGGGTGTTTTCCTCCTGCCAAAAGTATCCGCAGATGCGGTTACTGCCGGGGCGCAGGTGTATTTGAAGGACGGCAAAATCACGATCGAAGAAACGGATGCCGTTGCCGCGGGCATCGCCTGGGAAGATGCAGCGGCAAACACCACCGTTGTTGAAGTTAAGATCAATGCCTAACCCCTTTGACCGGATGGCGGCGCGCATGGACGCGGCCACCATAAAAAAGATGGGAAAGACAGCGATCATCAATGGCAGCAGCTATGACGTTGTTCCAGCCGAGCAACTCGAGGAAATGGGGCCATTGTCGGGAACAGGTACTTCGCTGGTGGTTTTCTCTGAGCTTTACCAGCCACGCCGAAACGACAGCGTCGACTACGACGGTAAGAACCTGACCGTTACCCGCTATGACATGTTCAACGGAAAACCCCGCATCCATCTCGAATGAGGAGGCGCTATGTCTGTGAAAGGACTGGAAAGGGCTATTCAGAACCTGAACAGCCTCAGCAGGTTAATCGTTCCTGAGGCAACCGCAAAAGCACTTAACCGGGTGGCCAGCAGAACGATAAGCCAGGGGAGCAAAGCTGTAGCGAAAGAAGCAACAGTTGATGATAACCGGAAAAAGGGGCTTCCGGTTCGTCTGGTCCGCCAGCGTTCCCGTCTGCGCAAGGCCCGTCACGATCGCCCGGTCGCGTCGATAAAAATCAACCGCGGTAATCTTCCTGCGATAAAGCTCGGCACGGCGCGCGTCCGGCTCTCGCGTAAAAAAGGGGCCAGAAACGGAGCGGGCAGCGTCCTTAAAATCGGGCCCTATACCTTTCGTAACGCTTTTATCCAACAGCTTGCGAACGGGCGCTGGCAGGTCATGCGGCGCGTAGGTCAGGCCCGTTATCCGATTGATGTGGTCAAAGTTCCTCTTGAGACACCGCTCACCGTGGCATTTACCGCTATTTCAAAGCGCCTTATTGAAAGCGATATGCCCAAAGAACTTTCCGCAGCCCTGAAAAACCAACTGAGGATCCACCTGAAGCGATGAACAGACACAGCGCAATTCGTGCAGCCATTCTGGCAAAACTGAAAGCCGAGATCACCGACACGGTCACCTGGTTTGACGGGCGCCCTGTTTTTCTTGAAGAGCAGGATCTCCCTGCCGTGGCTGTTTATCTTTCTGACGCGGAGTACACCGGCGATTCGCTTGACGAAGATTCGTGGCAGGCGGTTGTTCACATCGAGGTATTTCTTAAAGCCTCCAGCCCCGACAGCGCGCTTGATTCCTGGATGGAAGAGAAAGTGTATCCGGCAATGGCCTTCATCCCGGGCCTGACCGAACTGGTCGAGACGTTCACCCCGCAGGGTTATGACTATCAGCGGGATGATGAAATGGCCACCTGGGGTTCAGTCGATTTCACGTACTTAATCACCTATTCAATTTAAGAGGTACTTATGCCTACTCCAAACCCGCTGGCCCCCGTGAAAGGTGCCGGTACCACACTCTGGCTTTACACCGGAACGGGCAACGCTTTCGCTAACCCACTCTCGGATATCGACTGGAACCGCCTGGCGAAAATTAAAGAGCTAACGCCGGGAGAAATGACCGCCGAATCGTATGACGACACTTACCTCGACGACGAGGATGCCGACTGGAACGCGACGGCCCAGGGGGCAAAATCTGCTGGCGATACCTCGTTCACCCTCGCCTGGAAGCCGGGCGAAGAAGGGCAAAAAGACCTTGTCGCATGGTTTATTGATGGCTCAGTACGCTATTACAAAATCAAATACCCGAACGGTACCGTCGACGTTTTCCGCGGCTGGTGCAGCAGCCTGGGTAAAGCCATTCCGGCAAAAGAGGTCATTACCCGCACAGCGAAAATCACCAATACCGGCAAGCCGGAACTGGCTGAAGAAAGCGGTGCGCCGAATATTTCTGTTACTGGCGTGACCCTTGATAAAGCCACAGCCAGCGTGGCCGCCGGAATGACCACAACGCTCAATGTGACGGTCAATCCTGTCAGCGCCTCTGATGCCTCGTTCCGCGTGGCAACCTCTGATGGGACTAAAGCGACCGTTACCGTTAGCGGAACTACGATCACCTTGACGGGGGTGGCGGCCGGTACTGCTGACATCATTGTCATGACCAGCGACGGTAATTTCGTCGCGGTCTGCAAAGTCACCGTAACTGCAGCGTAAGGAAGGATGCATGTTTCTGAAAAAAGAGAAGTTCACCTGGCAAACAGAATCCCTGACCATCTTCGAGCTGTCGGCGCTGCAGCGTATCGAGTACATCACGTTTATGGCCGCAGAGGAAAAGGCTGTCAGCGCTGACAGCGACGGCATCAGCGATCAGGAAATGACGGCAAGGCTGATTGGCTCAAATATTCGCTGCGGTGCGCGTTTGATCGCGATGTCTTTGTGGCATAACGATCCGGCTGGCACGGATGTGGAAACGCTTTATCAGCAGGTGCTTAGCGGCTGGCCGCCGGAGGCGATCGGTAAAGCAGAAATGGAAATAAAGCTGCTCTCCGGCATGCTCGTTCCGGTTGATGATGACAACGTTGCCGATCCGGATGCCTCCGCGGAGGCCGAAAGCGCTGAACCCGTTACGGCGGAAAAGCCCTTGCCAGCGAGCTGAAGTTTGTCCTGAATCTGGCGCGCGAGTTCGGGCGACCCGACTGGCGCGCCATGCTGGCTGGAATGACTTCCAGTGAGCTGGGCGACTGGCACCAGTTCTACCGGGAGCATTATTTTCAGGACGCGCAGCTCGATGCGCATTTCTCAGAGCTGCTTTATTCCATCTCCACTCTTTTCTTCCGCGACCCGGAACTTACCCCCGCACATTTCAGCCTGCTTTCTCCTTCGGATGTCGTCATCAGCGATGACGAGCCGGATGATGACACGCTGATGACCGCCGCTGAGGGGATCACAGGAGGTATCCGATATGGCCCAGCAGATTAGCGATCTGGTTATTAAGCTGGATGTTGACCGCGCAACCTTCAGCGAGCAGGTCGCCCGAATCAAAGGGCAACTGACAGGAATGGCGGATGAGTCTGATAAAGTTCAGGCGCGAATGCAGCGTGCTGCGGACCGTCAGAGCGCTGCACTAAAGAGTGTGGGCGACGCTGGCGCAGCGGCCGCCGCAGATATGAAATCCCGCCAGTCGGCCGCAACGGAAGGGCTGACCAAAGACTGGCAGAACGTTTCAAAGTCCGTTGATGAAACTCACCGCCGCGTGACCGAACTTAACCAACGCATGCGTGAGAATGACGGGCAGGCTGCAGCGCTTGCCCGCCGACAGGATGAATTGGCGGCATCATTTTTCCGCCAGATTGACGGCGTTCGCCAGCTCAATGGTGAAACACAGTCGCTTGCGAACGTGCAGGCGCGCTTTCGCGCAGCCAGGGCACAGGGCAACATAACCCAGCAGGATTATCTCGCCCTTATTTCCCGCACCACGGCCCGGCAAAAAGAACTGCAGATCGTGGAGGAAAAATCGGCCGCAGCGCGCACGCGATTCCTCAGCCAGCTGAAGCAACAGGTTGCAGAGCAAAAGCTCTCCGGTACCGAGCTGCTGCGCATGAAGGCAGCGCAGGTCGGTGCCAGCGATGCAGCTGAGGTCTATATCCGCAAACTTGAAGCTGCCAAAGTGGCCACGCACGGTCTGGGGCTGCAAAGTGCTGCTGCCCGGCAGGAGCTGGGGGTACTTATCGGCGAGGTCATGCGCGGTAACTTCGGTGCGCTGCGCGGCTCCGGGATCACGCTGGCGAACCGGGCAGGATGGATAGACCAGCTGCTGTCGCTGCGCGGCCTGGGGATCGCCGGCATGGTTGGTGGGATTGCCGCGGCGGTATTCGGGCTGGGTAAGGCCTGGTATGACGGCAGCAAAGAGTCTGAGGAATTTAACAGGCAGTTGATCCTGACCGGGAACTACGCGGGGAAAACGTCAGGGCAGCTTCAGGCGCTGGCGCGCTCGCTGGCCGGTAATGGCATCACGCAGCATGCCGCTGCAGGCGTGCTGGCGCAGGTCGTTGGAAGTGGCGCGTTCAGCAGTAATGACGTCAGCATGGTCAGCAATGTTGCCGCCAGGCTGCAGCAGGCTACCGGGCAGGCCGTTGACGAAACCATTAATCAGTTTAAACGCCTGAAGGATGATCCGGTTAACGCGGTCGCGACGCTCAACGATTCCCTTCATTTTCTCACGGCCACCCAGTATGAACAGATAGCTTCTGCTCAGGCGCTGGGTGATTCGCAGAAAGCTGCCGAGCTGGCCATGCGGGCATATTCTGACGCGGTCATTCAGCGTGCCGGGGCGGTCGAGGATAACCTCGGCTCCCTCGAAAAAGCCTGGAACTGGGTGAAGAATGCAGCTTCCGGCGCATGGGATGCGATGCTTGGCATAGGGCGTAATCCCGACACCGCGATGAAGCGCCAGGACTCTTTTGCTGAATGGCAGGCAGCAGAGAAAGAGTACCGCGCGCTGTCCAAAAATCTTAAGGTCGACCCGGATTATGCCGGTAACAACGTTCTGCAGAAAGCTGATGCGGAAAGGCTGAGAAACGCGCGCCAGCAGGTGGAGCTGAAAAAGCAGGCTTACGATCTTGCCGATCAGCAATACGCCCAGGAAGGGCTGGCAGCCGCGCGGGAAAAAATGCGAACGGACCAGCAGGCTCAGGCAATCCGCAGCCAGCAGCAGTTTAACCAGCTGGTGGAGTCCGGCGCGACAGCGGCAGAAAAGCGGGCTTCAGCAGAGAAAAAGCTCAGTCAGCTTATTGAGAAAAACCGCCAGGATGCTAAAGACGGTGTCGCCACGCTCTGGACTGAAAAAGACATTGCCGCGGCCCGCGCCGGGATTGAAAAGCAGTTTAAGGACGTCAAAACGCCGAAAGGCAAAAGCTATGCAACGCCCGCCGGAGACAAGGCCGAGGAAAAGGCCCAGGCCGAACTCCTCACCCTTCAGGCCCAGCTTAAAACGCTCGAGCAGCATACCAGCGTAAACGACGTCATAAGCAAACAGCGTCAGGATCTCTGGCAGACTGAAAATCAGTTCACCGTTCTGCAGGAGGCCGCGGGGCGTCGTCAGCTTACGGTGCAGGAAAAATCCCTGCTGGCGCACAAGGAAGAAACGCTCGAGTACAAGCGGCAGCTGGCCGACCTGGGCGATAAGGTTGCCAGCCAGCAAAAGCTCAACCAGCTGGCCGATCAGGCCGTGAAGTTTGAGCAGCAGCAAAAAGCCGCCAGGGCGGGCCTGCAGGCTCAGTCTGAGGGGGTATCCACCCGGGAAGCCGGGCGACAAACTACGCTGCAGCGTCTCAGCGAAAGCTATTCGTACAACCCTCAGGCGCAGCAAAAGGTTCTGGAAGAGCAAAGGGCGACGTTCGAGGCTGAAGATGCCCTGCGTGCAAACTGGCTGGCCGGTGCGAAACAGGGCTGGGCCGAATATCAGGATTCAGCGACAAACGTTTTCAGCTCTGTTCAGCAGATTTCGCAGGCTACGTTCAGCGGGCTGGCGGGCCAGCTTACCAGCCTGACGACAACCGGGAAGGCGAGCTTCAGGGACTTCACCAGCTCGATCCTTAAAATGATTGTTTCCGTTATCAACCAGCTGCTGGTGGCTTACACCATCCAGAGCGCAATGGGCTGGGTGAGCGGCGGGGCGAAAACCTCCTCTGCAGGTCAGTCATTCGCGGTCCCGTCATACCGGCCACAGGGTTTTGACGTGGGCGGTTTTACCGGGCACGGCGGCAAGTACGAGCCAGCCGGTATCGTTCACCGCGGGGAATTCGTCTTCACCAAAGAATCAACCAGCCGCATTGGCGTGGCTAATCTCTATCGTCTAATGCGCGGGTATGCCTCGGGGGGGCTGGTCGGCGGCGGGAGCGCAGCCGGTGCTGGCATGGGCGGGATCAGTGTTTATGCCCCAGTCAGCATCAGCCAGCAGGGGAGTGACGGGAGCATAAATCAGGCGAACGCCACGGGGACAGCGAAACAGCTGCAGGCGATTGTACAGCAGACAATCACCGAGCGACTGAAAAAAGAAATGTCCGCAGGCGGCGTGCTTTATTCGAGGAGGACACAGTGACGGACACGTTTACCTGGCGCACGCGAAAAACAGCTCAGGGCACTGAAACAGCCCGAACGCTGCAGGCCCAGTTCGGGGATGGCTACAAACAGATAGCGGGGATGGGGATCAACGACAAACAGGAAACGTGGAACCTGGACTGGACGGGCACCAGACAGGAGGCGGCTGCGCTGCGCGCTTTCCTGATGTCTCACGTTACTAAATCGTTCTGGTGGACCACTCCATGGGGTGAAAAAAAGCTGTTCAGAATGAAGGCCGATTCGTTCAGCGTTTCTTTCCCTACCGGGAAAAAAGCCACTGTGGCCTTCACTTTTGAACAGGCGTTCGCGCCCTGATTTTCTCGACAAACACTGAAAGCTGCCTCCGGGCGGCTTTTTTTATGGGGGGAGTATGAGTTTTACGGCAGACATCCAACAGCTTGAGCCCGGCAGCGTTATTCAGCTGATTGAGATCGACGGCACTGAATTCGGTATGGATCAGGTGCTGCGTTTTCATGCGCACAATATTCAGGAAGAGGGGTGGGCAGCCTTCGCCGCAGAAAATCTGCCCGCCATTATCTGGCAGGGAAACCAGTACGATCCCCATCCCTACGAATTGAAGGGGATGGAGTTATCGAGTACAGGTTCCCAGCCAACGCCCACGCTGTCCGTCGGGAACGTCGGAAACTATGTCACCGTGCTGTGTCTCGAATATGACGATATGGTCAGGGCTAAGGTCAAAATCCATACCACGCTTTCGAAGTATCTCGATGCCGCCAACTGGAAAAACGGTAATCCGGGTGCCAGCCCGGCCGATGAGCGCGTACAGCTCTTTTACGTAAATGCTAAAACCGCAGAGACGCGGGTACAGGTTGATTTCGAGCTGTGTTCTCCTTTCGATATTCAGAGCCTGCAGCTGCCGACACGGCAGATTACGCCTGTCTGCACCTGGTGTATGCGGGGCTGGTACCGAAGCGGGACCGGATGCGATTACAACGGCACGAAATACTTTACCAAAGACGGTACGCCGACCGATGACCCGTCGAAAGACGTTTGTGGCGGCCGCCGGCAGGATTGTCAGGATCGTCACGGCCCGGACGCGCCACTGCCATTCGGGGGCTTTCCGGCCGCCAACCTGCAGGGGAAATAAAGATGCGTGAAAAATTGCTGGATGCTATCCGTCAGCACGTCGCTGCTGAATACCCCAAAGAAGCCTGCGGTCTGATTGTTCAGTCAGGCCAGCAGCAAATCTTTATTCCCTGCCGCAACATTGCAGATAAGCCCGAGGAGACATTCACGCTCTCCCCGGAAGATCAGCTCGCTGCCCGCGCGCGCGGTGAGATCATCATGCTCATTCATTCCCATCCGGATGTGGTTCGGCTGGTGCCCTCAGAGCTGGACCGGATCCAGTGCGACTGGTCGGGGATTGAGTGGGGGATCATGTCCTGGCCGGACGGGGATTTTTGTACGATTTCCCCGCGTGAAGACCGGGATTATGCCGGGCGGCAGTGGGTGCTGGGTTACGCGGACTGCTGGTCGCTAATCCGTGAATATTATCTGCGCGAATACGGCATTGTTCTCGGGGACTATTCGGTACCTTACGAATGGTGGGAGAGTGGCAAGGAGCGCCTCTACGACGACAACTGGGAGCGCGAGGGATTCGTTGAGATTGCCGCCGGCGCAATGCAGCCCGGTGACATCATCATGATGAGTGTGCAGGCATCGGTGACTAATCACGCCGCGGTATATGTGGGTGACAACATCATTCTTCATCATCTGTTCGGGCATCTTTCTTCGCGAACGCCTTATGGAAAATATTATCGCGACAGAACGGTCCGGGTGGTCAGGCATAAGGACCGAATGCATGGTTAAGACGCTTATTCTCGAAGGGAAAATGGCTAAAAAATTCGGTAAACGCGTTCAGTTTGATGTTGCCGACCTGCGCGAAATGCTCAGGGCCATGTGTTCACAGGTTCCCGGATTCAAAAAATATATGACGGAAGCTCATATGAAGGGGATCCGTTTCGCCTTTTTTAACGGTGACAATAATATCGGGCTGGAAGAGTTTGATATGACCCGCGGTGGAAGCGTGTACCGGATCGTGCCCGTTTATGAGGGGGCCAAAAATTCAGGCGTCCTGCAGATAGTTGTCGGTGCCGTTGCGCTGGTCGCTGCATTCTTTACCGCCGGTGCGAGTATGGCAGCCTGGGGGGCGGCGATGAGTGCAACAGCCATCAGCGCCACGTCAATTTTGACCGGAGTCGGGGTGTCAATGATGCTGGGTGGCGTTGTCCAGATGCTCACGCCACAGCCATCCTTCGGCGCGGGTAAATCCTCCAGCACGGACAACACGCCTAACTACGCCTTCGGGGCGCCGGTTAATACGGTCGCTATGGGGCATCCTGTCCCCCTGGCCTACGGTCTGATCGAGGCAGGGGGAGCGATAGTCAGCGCCGGTATGTACTCGAGCGATCAGCAGTAGGCCAGCGGCCACTAACTTAAAGGTGCTTCGGCACCTTTTTTTATGGGTGAAAAAATGCAGCTTCTTAAACAAGAAACCATCCTGCAGGGTGCCAAAGGGGGAGGTGGCAGTTCACATACTCCGGTTGAGCAGCCTGACGATCTGCTGTCGGTCGCAAAATTAAAAATGCTCATTGCCGTTTCTGAGGGGGAAATACAGGGCGACCTGACCGCTCAGAACATTTTTCTCAACGATACGCCACTGGCAAACGACAGCGGGGAATACAACTTCAGCGGCGTGAAATGGGAGTTCCGCAAGGGCACACAGGACCAGACCTATATTGCCGGGATGCCCCTGGTCGATAACGAGCTGGCGGTGGGCACAACTGTCACCACCACCGCGCCCTGGACGCGCCAGTTTACCAATCTTTCCCTGGATGCCATCCGCATCAAGCTCAGCCTTCCGGTCCAGTATCTCTATAAAGATAACGGCGACATGGTGGGCACGGTCACCGAGTATGCGATCGATTTATCAACGGACGGCGGCGCCTGGAAAACGGTTGTAAACGGCAAGTTTGACGGAAAGACCACAACGGAATATCAGCGTGACCACCGTATCGATCTGCCAAAATCCACGTCCGGCTGGTCTGTCAGGGTCAGGCGTATTACGGCAGATGCCAGCGGATCAAATTCGAAACTGGTTAACGCCTTCAAGGTGTTTTCGTATGCGGAAGTCATCGACAGCAAGCTTCGTTATCCTTTAACCGCGCTCCTGTATGTCGAAGTGGACAGCAGCCAGTTCAACGGCAGCGCGCCGAAAGTGACCTGTAAGATAAAAGGCAAGCTGATTAAGGTTCCGGATAATTACGATCCGATAACCCGAACCTATTCTGGTTCATGGTCCGGCGGGTTCAAAATGGCCTGGTCCAATAACCCTGCCTGGATCTTTTACGATCTGGTTCTGGATGAAATTTACGGCATGGGCACGCGCGTGGATGCGTCCATGGTGGATAAGTGGGCGCTGTATTCAATTGCCCAGTATTGCGACGAAATGGTTTCCGACGGGGCCGGTGGTACCGAACCGCGTTTCACCTGCAACGTTTTCATTCAGAGCCAGGAGGACGCCTGGCAGGTACTTAACGATCTCGCCGCGGTATTTCGTGGAATAACGTTCTGGGGCAACGATCAGATTTATGTCCAGGCAGACGTCCCGCAGGACGATGTTGACTGGGTTTATAACGCCTCAAACGTTATCGATGGGCTGTTTACTTATGCGGGCGGCTCATACAAGAATCGCTACAGCTCCTGCCTCGTGTCCTGGTCCGATCCGCAGAACCATTACAGCGATACCGTTGAGGGAGTCTACGATTCAGAGCTTGTAGAGCGTTACGACGTCAGGCAAACGTCCCTGACCGCAATCGGCTGCACCTCGCAAAGTGAAGCGCACCGGCGCGGTCGCTGGGTATTACTCTCCAATGCCAAAGACGGGACCGTATCGTTTGGGGTGGGGCTGGACGGCTATATTCCTCTGCCCGCTGAAATTATCGGTATCGCCGATCCTTTCCGTTCCGGAAAGGAGAACGGGGGCCGCATAGTGGCGGTCAATGGCCGCCAGATTACGCTGGATCGAGAAATAGATTACGCAGCGAAAGACCGGCTGGTGGTTAACCTGCCCGACGGAAAAGCCCAGACGCGGACAATCAGCGCGGTGAGCGTCGATAAAATAACGGTGACGGTGGCTACGGCCTTCAGTCAGGCACCTGCCGCTGGTGCTGTCTGGGCGATAGACAGTGATAACCTCGCGATACAGTACTTCCGGGTCACTTCAATCGCTGCCAACGATGACAGCACAGGTGGTTTCACAATTACGGCCGTTCAGCACGATCCAAACAAATACCGTTACATCGATGACGGCGTTCGGATCGAGTCGCCCCCGATCACCGTCACGCCGATAAGCGTCCTGTCTGCGCCGAAGAATATCGTGGTGACTGAGAGCGATCATGTGTCTCAGGGTCTGACGGTAGCAAGCCTTGACGTGTCATGGGACAAGGTTGAGGGCGCAATCCGGTACGTTGCCCAGTGGCGCAAGGATAACGGGGACTGGATCAACGTTCCGGTTACCAGCGCGCAGGGTTTCTCGGTTCAGGGCATTTATTCGGGCAGCTATGACGTGCGCGTCCGGGCGCTGAATGCGCAGGATACGTCGTCACCATGGGGATACGGTGAAACAACTTATCTCTCCGGTAAAACGGGAAAACCGGGTACTCCGCTCAACTTCCTGGCGACCGAAGATGTGGTCTGGCATATCGACCTGACCTGGAAATTTCCGGATGGATCTGGCGACACGGCCTATACAGAGATTCAGCGCGCCACAACTGCCGACTACGCCAATCCTGAACTGCTGGTCCTGGTGCCGTACCCGGCTGCAGATTATCAGCATGGCCCCATGCCGGCCGGCGTTCGCCAGTGGTACCGCGCGCGCCTGATTGACCGTATCGGCAACGCCGGGGACTGGACCGACTGGGTCATGGGCACGTCCTCGATAGATGTCAGCGAAATAACCAATGACATTCTGGAGGATATGAAAGAGTCGGAAACGTTCAAGGACCTAATCGAGAACGCGGTGGACAGCAATGAAAAAATTGCTGGCATGGCTGACGACATCAAACAGGCCAATGATGAACTTGAGCAGCATGCGAAGGATATCGCCAAAAACGCCCAGGACGTCGGGAAGGTTCAGACCAGCGTTAATGAGCTCTCCAGCACGGTCGGAGATGTATCGTCTTCTCTCTCGGAGCTTGAGCAGACCGTGGCGACGGCTGATACCGCGCTGGGCCAGCGCATCGATAACATCAGTGTATCCATGGACGGCATGACGGGCCGGGTGAAAAACTCGGCAATCGCTATTATCCAGAACGGGCTGGCGCAGGTCGCCACACGCAAAAGGCTATCCGCAACGGTCGCCGGTAACAGCACGCAGCTGGACCGCATTGATGAGGTGATCGTTAACGAGAAGGAGGCAACGGCGCGTGCTCTGCTTAGTCTGCAGACGGACGTCAACGGCAACAAAGCATCCATTAATAGCCTGAATCAGACGTTTTCGGATTACCAGCAGGCTATGGCCACGCAGGTAAACAGCATCACGGCGACCGTTAATGGCCACACTTCTGCGATCACCACCAATGCGCAGGCCATTGCGAACGTCAACGGCGACCTGAAGGCGATGTACAGCATTAAGGTCGGGTTATCCAGCAACGGCCAGTATTACGCGGCGGGGATGGGGATCGGCGTTGAGAATACGCCATCCGGGATGCAGTCGCAGGTTATCTTCCTGGCTGATCGCTTCGCGGTAACGCACCAGGCAGGAGCGACCGTTACGCTTCCGTTCGTGATTCAGAACGGGCAGACCTTTATCCGAAATACTGTGATTGGTGAAGGGACTATCGACAACACCAAAATCGGCAGCTACATCCAGTCCACAACCTGGGACGGCACGGGGAACGTTGGCTGGCACATCAACAAGTCAGGCTACGCGACGTTCAACAACGTGACCGTTCGCGGCTCGATTTACGCCACAAACGGTAATTTTTCTTTCAATGGCTCCGGCAACACAACGGTTATCAATGGTAATGGCGTAACCATCAATATACCGGGTGGTGGCCGGATCGTACTCGGGACATGGTCATAAAATGCCGACAGGATTATTGATAGAACTGAATGATGGGGGAAAGCGTATGGAGATAACGGCGGGCCTGAGATGCCCGTCGTATGGGGCCAGTTTTGATAGTGGCTACCAGAAAGCAAAATACGCGGATATTGCCGGTTATGTTTCCGGGGCGCAGGTGCTGTTTATCCCGCACGCTACGGCTTACCTTGATTCAGGGCTGCTTCATAAGATGAACTCGGTCACCATATCGGGGGGCCGCGTCACGCAGAACTCAACGATGAAAGACAACCGCATCAGCGAACGGGATAGCACTTACACGTTTCCGGGAAGCCTATGGCAGATATTCCCGACAGGTCAGCGAAGTGGGGTGGGCTTGCTCATCAGCAACAGTACAGACTTCACCTCGATAACTAATGCCACACAGTCAGGCCAGTGTATCTGGAAGGGTACCGTTAATGTTCCGACCGGGGGTTGGGCGGTTCCCACGATAGCAGGTTATGACAAGTCGAAATATATCGTTTTTGGACGCTGCAACAGCGGCAATACGATTGACTTCGACGGAAATACGGTCAGGTTCTTCAGCCCTCCGTCCACGAATGATGACGCCCCCGCAACCGGCACGATAGACATCGTTATCTTCGCCAGCGGCGTAGCGCCGCAGCCTGGTACCGGCCTCAATATTTTCAATGCTGCCGGTGCCTGTACGTTTTCAACCACAAAACGGCCATTCGTATATCTGAACCAACTCTGGAGCCCTTCGACAAGCGCCGTGAGCATCGGTAGCGGCTATGTTCCGCTGGGGAGATTTGGGCTGATGGTTCATATGGTCAATGGCATGTACGTGTATCGGATGTTCGGGATAAAAATACAGAACGGGAACGCTTCAGTTCAGGGCGGGAAATATCTTGGTCGCGAGCAGTATGCCATTTTCGGTAATAACACTATAACGCCGCTCAGCCTTCCGGTTCTGCCTGATATGTACGTCTGAATTAACTGTGTATTCAAATCAACCTCGCTTCGGCGGGGTTTTTTATTGCCTGGAGAAAATATGCTTTATAACACCGGCACCATCGCCATTAACGGAAATACCGCAACCGGCACCGGCACGAACTGGACGGCACCCGCCAGCCAGGTTCGCGCTGGCCAGACAATTATAGTCATGTCTAACCCGGTGCAGATGTTTCAGATTTCATCCGTGAACAGCGCCACGTCAATGACGGTTACGCCAGCTGCTTCCCCGGCGCTGAGCGGTCAGAAGTATGGAATTCTTGTTTCGGACATTATCTCGGTTGATGGGCTGGCACAGGCCATGTCTCAGCTCATTAAAGAGTATGACGAGAACATTGGCGCGTGGGAGACGTTCGCCACCACCTCAGCAAACCAGAGCATCGCCGTTACCATCAACGGTACCGCCGTAACGATCCCCGGCATCGGTAAACTGGCGCAGAAAGGGAGCAACGGTGCGCTTGCTATTGCTGATGGCGGCACCGGGGCAACGAAGGCGGAAGACGCTCGCACAAACCTCGGTTTGGGAGACGCGGCCACAAGAGGTGTAACCAGCGATAAAATCTCGCCTGGTGTTGGTACATCAAATTTGCCAACAGTAGGGGCGCTTGGGCTCGGAAATCCAAGACATATTGATAATTTTTC